TTAAAAAAACCTTTCTTTTCAAGAGTAATTGAATCCTTTTTGGAAACAATTACATTGGTAGGCTTTTGAATATTGTCAGGCTTTTGAGTTATGATAATATTTAAACTATCATTTTTCTTGAACTTGTTATCCTTCATGATAATATCATTTCGGATTTCATTCTTAATAGTTTCTTTATCAATTGCCTTTTCAATGGTTGGTATCATTTGATCAATCATTGCTTGAGCTGTAAAAGTTGAAGCAAAATACCCAACTGCTGCACCAACCAAAAAAGTAATAATTGATAGTCCTAAATTTTCTGCTGTGTTTTTCCAGTTGATCATAATCTTCTATATGCTAATAATCTGTTTGCAGGATATGCTGAAATTTTAACCTGGTTGTTTTGATTTCCTCCAAGTACATAAATCCAATTTTCAGTTTTACGTATAAAAATTCCTACATGACCTTTCCAACTTTCAGGAGACTCTCTCCACAGAACCACAACATCTCCCATTTCAGGACATTGCACTTCTAAACCAATAGTTAACCAACTACGAGCATTTAATTTACCTGAACGCTCAACTTTAGCTTTTAAGGCTACCCAGTTTACAAAAGCACTACACCACGCTGTCTCATCTTTTAAAGATGCGCCATCAAAACCAATCTCATTAAAGTATTTTAATACTTCAGGATTGTCTTGCTTTCCGGTAATTTCTTTAATACCGTATTGAGTTAATGCTATGTTTAATATGGTTGAATTCATTGGTTAAATTTCCCCCGTAAGGGAGAGGCTCACTTGCAATAAGTGAAAGCCCCCAGGTTTATATTATTATGCTGCTATTCCAGATACAATTGCTCCTTGACCTTTAAGGCTTGTAGGAATTGCAATAAAGTATAAGTCAAAACCAATAACAGTTTGTCTGTTTTGTGGATCATTCTCTGCTTTCGCTAAGAATCTTGCAACAGAACCTCTCGCTTTCGCTGTACGTTGAACTAAGAAAAATACTGAAGCTTCACGTCCTGCAGTTACAGAATCAAATGCAATTTTATTTAATCCTGCGTCATATACTGGAGAGTAAATATCTTCATACAATTCAAAACCAACATAGTTTTGCGTAATTGCTCCTGTTTTATGGTTGTTATATTGCACATTTAAGGCTTTGTCTTCTAACAATAAATCAGCAACGTGATCTGCACATAACACTAAAACTCTTCCCTTTTTAGGTATTTTTAGTTTGTCTAATGCTTTCTTGTAATTAACTAAATCTGCATAGGTTAATCTTAATCTAGTTCCAACACCTCCAATAGCTGCTCCTGTAGTTTCCAAAATTGGCGTATCTGCCGTATTTGCAACTGGTGCTAAACTGTGTAATGCGTGTTCTTGAGTGCGCTCTTCTAACGTTTCTCTGTGTTGTTGTTGTACTGATCCAATTTTATCATAAGGCAATGCATATAATTCGTCATTACTTACTTTTGTGTTTTCAGTAGAATATTTAAATAAGCTAATTGCAGTACTAGTATCAGTTCTAGTAGACATTGCAATTGGATAGGTATTATTATCAATTAACACTGTTGGATCAGCTCCAATTTCGTTTAACTTAATAACATCGTTACCAACCCATTGATTTTTACTTGGTACTCTATCTAACCAAGTTCCACTATGGCGAAAATGTTCTATAAGCTCACGCTCTGCTAATTCTTTTTTTGCAACGGCTGCAAATGCCAATGTTGGCGCACCACCATTTTGGATAACCTCCAAGCTGTTACTAACAAGCTCGTGATTTCCTGTGCTGTTAAATGCGTATCCTGCAAGTCCTACAAACAAGAACGCTACAATAATTTTAAGGTATTTTTTCATGATTACTATTTTTCGTTTTTAATTTTGGTTTATTGTTCTTTGTAATGCGCATCAACTAATGCTTTCTGTTTTGCCTCATCCAATTTTTCAAAAGCTTCAGGAGCTTCTTTTTGATAATCAGCAAATGTCCATTTCTCACGTCCTTTTTCACCTTCAGCAGTTGCTCCTGGTTCAAGTCCTTCAGAAATTGCAGTAATAGATTTCATACCACCTAAAAAGGCAGTTAAAGCTTCAACTTCCATTTTTTCTAAATGTGGACGTTGCTCTGCAGTAATTTTTTTATCTTTTTCAGCAGCATCTAATAATGCTTTTACTTTAGCTGATTTATCAGCCTTTTCTTGATCAGCTGCAGCTTTTACAAGACCGTCAGCTTTTGCTGCTTGAAGTTGAATTTCTTTTAACTTAGCATCAACTTCAGCTGGAGTTGCTGTCTCAGGTAAACCTAACTTAACAGCTAATACACTTAATTCCATATGTTTATTTTGATTTTGATTATTCTCTATTTTTGGGATATTTGGAGCACCACAAGCCACTAAAAGCATACGTGCTGATGCATCAATTTTCTCATCAGCATCTTCAATAGCATCAATCAATCCTTTTTTTAATGCTTCTTTAGCTGTCATCCAGTAGTCGCCTTTTGCCCACAATTTTTCAACATCAGCTTCAGAAATTCCCATTTTTGTAGCATAAGCAGTCTTGTATTCTTGAGTAATATTTTTAATGAGTTTTAAACCGGCTTCAATCTCATCTTCATTACCTGAAGGGCTGCCCATTGGCTTATGAATCATAAATTGAGAGTTGCGTTTTGCAGTAGAATGGTACTTAGTTAAAAAACGAGTTCCTGCTGAAGCTGCCACAGCTCCAATTCTAACTTTTACATTTTCAGGTTTGAAATTATCATCAATAATGTTTAAAATTTCAGTACATTCAAAAACATCGCCTCCTGGAGTATTAATGTAAAGTTCAGCATTGATAGCTCCATCATCTTTAAAGCCTTTAACTACAACTTCAACATCCATACTAGATGCTTTGTTCCAACGGTATATAGAGCCTTTAATTCCTATATAAGCAGTCTTATTTTTTTTAACTGCAGTTATCTCAAGTGGAGCACTTTCACCACCTGAAGCAATAATTTGAAGGGTGTTTTTTACCATATTCATACCGCAAAATTGCGTTTCAGTATCAACTTATAAAAATTACAATCCCATCATAGTTACTATTTACTACCACCATAGTTTATATAATTACCATAATGGTATTACTATTTCAAAATGAAATGATATTAGTACAATTTTGTACCATTATTATGGCAAAAGACAAAGAACGCAGATTAGCAAAAGAGCTGTTTTTACAAGGAAAAACACAAAAAGAAATTGCACGACTCGCAAAAGTGCAAGAAAAAACTATTGGCGAATGGGTTAAAAAGTTTGGTTGGAGAGAAGAGCGTGATGCTCGTTTTAATAGTTCTAAAACACATACCGGTAACCTAAAGTCACTTATTGGAAAACTGACTCAAAAAAGGCTCGATTTAATTCGTTTTATGGATAAGGCTGAGAAAGAGGATGACAACGAAAAGTATGAATCTTACGAAACAAAGGCAAACCGCATTGCCGATGAAATTTCAAAGTACAATAAAACACTTCAATCTTTAGACAAAGAGAACCGCATTTCATTATCTGTTTATTTGGATGTGATGGAGAGTATTTTTAAAGCAGTACAAGTGTATAACCCTGATTTATATATGAAATTATTAGATTTTCAAGACGAGCATTTAACTGAAGTAAGCCTAAAATTAGGATAATGGATAACAGAAAAAAGAAGACATTTAAACAGCGTTTAAACAACATTAAAGCATACTTTAAATTTAAGTGGAAAATAATATTGCTTTACTGGGCAAACTCGCCAAGGTACCAACGTGATTTAGAACGTGGTTCATATTACATACGTAGAGGAAATGGCTTTCAAGTTGGCCAACCTTTTAGAATTATAGATAAAGGAACGGGTAAAATAAGAACTCGTTACATCGATAACATTTTTTTCAATTTCAAAACAAATTCTACAACTCACAAATTTTCTGACAGACCAATTAAAGGGCTAACTGAAAAATTTAAGGAGAAAACAGGTTGGCTTCAATAAATGAATAAGCAAGATCAAATAGCGTTAAAAAAGTACCAGGAGAAATTAAAACTCGTTAGGTCCTCAGGTGGTTCTGTTAATCCAAACGAAACCAAAGCTGATAAACAAGCACGTATTGAACGTGCTAAAAAAGATGTTCGCTTTTTGGTGCAACATTACTTTCCGCATTATGCAACTGCTGAAAGTGCTGACTTTCAAATTAAATCAGCTAAAGACACTTTAAAAAATCCAAAGGAAAAGAAGTTTGATGAATGGGGACGAGGATTAGCAAAGTCGGTTTGGAATAATATTATAAAACCATTTTGGTTACATATCAATGACGAAGCGCATTATATGGTGGTGGTTACCACTAGCAAAGATAGAGCCGATGAGTTATTGGAAGATTTACGTGCTGAATTTGAAGTGAATGAGCGCATTATTAATGACTTTGGAATACAACATAATCCTGGACAATGGGAAAAGGGATTTTTTATAACTAAATCAGGCTTTGTGGGGAAAGCTTTAGGTGCTGGGCAATCCGTAAGGGGTTTACGTGTGAAAGCTCAGCGCCCTGATTTTATTTCAGTTGATGATTTAGAAACGAAGGAAACCATTGCAAATCCTAAACGACAAAAGAAATTAGCCAATTGGATTGAGCGAGATTTAATACCTACAATGGACGGTAAAATTCGCCGATTTATGTATTCTAACAACCGCTTTGCTCCGGTAATGATTCAAACCATTTTACAGGAACGTCACCCAAAATGGAAAGTGCACCACGTTAAAGCTTACAATCCATCAACGTATGAACCAACTTGGCATCAAAAATATTCGCCAACCTATTACAAAGAAGTTGAAGAGGATATTGGAACTATAGCTGCTTTAGCAGAATATAATGGTGAAGCGCACATTGAAGGTGAAATATTTAAAGAAGAGCATATTCAATATGCTAAGTTACCAAGGTTAGATCATTTAAAAATTATTATTGGCCATTGGGATGTTGCTTTTGCAGGATCTGCAACTTCCGATTTTAATGCTGTGAAAGTTTGGGGATTAAAAGAATCAAACTTCTTTATGATTGATTGTTTTGTGAAGCGCACCAAAATGAGAGCTCCAATTGAATGGATGTGTCAATTTCAAAAACTATTACCTGAGAGTGTAATTGTACACTGGCGCTTTGAAGCTCAGTTTTGGAATGACGAAATAGAGAGAACCATTGCTGAAATTGAAGACGATTTTGGTATTAAATTAAATATTATAAAAGTAAATATTCCAAAGGTTAAAAAGTATGACCGTATGCTTACAATGCATCCATATTACCAAAACGGACGTATTTATTATAACGAAAAATTAAAAAGTCATAACGATACTCAAGTAGGTTTATCTCAATTATACGGACTAGAACCTGGTTACAATACAAATGACGATTCACCTGATGCTGATGAGCAATGTATTACTGAATTAAGTAAATACATTCCAAGATCAAGAGGTGCAAGCAAACCAAAAACCGCAAGGTACCAACGTAAAGAACGATTTTAATTATGGCATATCAATTTTTAATACCTGGAGACTTAGAGGCTCATATCATATCGCAATTTTTAAACGAAAGAGATGCAGAACCTCAAACTGCAATTTTAGAAAGCTTAGAACTTCAAAATATTGCGCTTATTAAAGCCAAGCTAAAACGAAGGTATGATACTGAAGCTATATTTACTGCTGCAGGAGCTGAACGTCATTACTTAATTATTAAAATATTGGTAAAGCTTGTTTTGTACGATTTTATAAGACGAAATGCAGCTCGTAAAGTACCAACTGATTATGTGAAGGAATGGGAATGGGCTATGAAACTTTTAGAAAGTATTAAAGCAGGAAGTGAAACTCCTGAAGGATTACCGGCATTTGTAAATGAAGACGGAACCACTGGACGTATTATTTATGGAAATAACAAGAATGAAGATAATTACATTTAAAATATAAACAATGAGTAAAAATTTTATCAATAAAGTTTATGACAATGTGTTAAAGCGAATTCCACTTGCACGCATACAAGTTGAAGCTGCTGTAAGAAGTGATAAAAATAAGAAAACCATTAGTAGTGAAATTAAGAGAGCTTCTACGTTATTTACTGCAAAAACAATTAAAGATTGGAAAAGTGCCATTGCACTAGCAACAGATCCTGAAAACCCAAGTTTCTTATTTTTAGCTGAATTGTATAACAATTTAATGTTAGACAATCACACCGTTTCAGTTATTGAAAGTCGTATTTATAGAGTGTTACGTTCTAAATTTGTATTTGTAAATGAAAGCGGAGATGAAGTTCCTGAAGTAAAAGAATTATTAGAACGTCCTTGGTTTGAAGAGTTTTTAAAACAAGTGTTGCTTTCAAAATTTACCGGTGTTAAATTACTGGAGATTTTTCACGTTGATGATACTTTAGAGTTGTACAAAACTTTTGCGTTTCCAATGGAGCACGTAAACCCATCAAAAGGAATTATTTTAAAAGAACCTGGAGATGAAACCGGATGGGATTATCGCTCAGGTGTCTTAGAACCATATTATTTACAAATTGGTGAAAATACCGACTTAGGTATGTTAGCTGATATTGCGCCTTTAATACTTGCCAAAAAACTAGCAATGGGCTCTTGGTTAGATTTTATTGAAAAGTTTGGTATTCCACCAAGATATGTGACCACTGATAATATGACAACTGATCGTCAGGATGAGTTATTAGAAATGATGTTGGAAATGATTAACAATCATGTAGCAGTTATCCAGGGAACTGAAAAAATTGAAATTGGAGACGTTCCAAGAACCGATGCGCATAAAGTATTTGACGAGATGATCTCTCGTATAAATTCTGAAATTTCAAAACGTATTTTAGGTCAAGACGGTACCAGTGATAATAAAGACGCTTCAGGAACTTATGGAAGTTTAAAAATACTGCAAGGTGTCGCAAATGATCGCCACGAAAGTGACAAGCTATTTGCACAGTACATTATCAACAAACAGTTAATTCCAAGACTTGTTTCATTAAGTAGCTATTATGCGCCTTTAGCCAATTTAAAATTTGATTGGGATGAGTCTGAAGAAATGGAAAAAGGCATTATGATTGATAAAGCTGTAGCCTTAACTCAAGCAGGTTTTCAGTTAGATTATGAAGTATTGGCCACAAAATCAGGTTTACCAATTATAGGATTTAAAGCTGCTGATGGAACTCCTCCAGGAGAAGAACCACCAACTAAAAAAAAAAAGCTGAAGCCAACGGAAAAGCAATAACAGCTTACTATCAATTTAACCAATCTGAAGCTTCAGTACAAGCACTAGATTTAAGTTCCTGGAATAAAACTATTGATGAGATTGCAAAAGATTTGCACAATGGTAAATTAAAACCTGCAGACTTGCATCCTGGTTTAATTTCAAAAACATACAACGAGCTCGAAAAAGGAGCTGCTGAAGGTTACGGAAAGTCCTGGTTAAAAATAGATACTGCTAACACAAAAACAGTACAACAGCTCAAGCAAAATATTTATAGGTTCTCAGGCGTTAAAACATATCAGCAGTTAGCTGAAATGAATAGCTTTTTAGTTGACTCAACCGGCAAAATTAGAACGTACAGTGAGTTTAAACGTAAGGTTGACGTAGTACACCAAAAATACAATAGAAACTACTTACAGGCCGAATACCAAACAGCCAAGCGTTCAGCTCAAGCAGCACGACAATGGAAAGGTTTTGAAGCTAACAAAGATTTATTCCCAAACTTAAAATATATGACGGTTGATGATGACAGAGTTCGTCATGATCATGAAAAGTTACATGGAATTATTAAACCGGTTGATCATAATTTTTGGAATACGCATTATCCACCAAACGGTTGGAGATGTCGTTGTTATGTAAAGCAAACAACTGAAGCTTCAAATAGTATTAAAGTCGCTACAGATCCTGACAAAGGTTTTGGATTAAATGTTGGAAAAACTAACAATATATTTAATGAGAATGAGCATCCTTATTTTACATTTCCTGCAGGTGATGCAACAGCTGTTAAAAAAGCCTTTGAAAACTTTAAATTAATTGCGCCTTATGGCAAAGCTCGTTTTACAGCTGCCAACGGTTCTAAAGTTTTTGTAAGTCCGTTTGCTGATGTAAACTCAAGAGAATTAATAGGTAACTACAAAGTAGCTATTAAAATTGCTGAACAATTAAAGAAAACGGTAAAATTAAGACCTCATATTGATGGTAAACTTATTCCTGGAGCGAAAAATCCTGAATACTTAATTAATGGGAAATTAGCAGACCGAAAGTCTCCAGTAACTAAACTTAAAAATATTTTAAGAAAAGCCAGCAAACAAAATTGCGAAGTGGTTGTAATTGATTTGCATTTAAGCACACTGGATATTGATGGTGCTAAACAGCAATTAAAAAGAATATTGAAATCTGATCAGGTACACTCAAATATTAAGGAGCTTATTATTGTTTCAAAAAACAGAAAATCAATTATAAAATACAACAGAAAAGAGTTGAAAAAATAAAAGCAACCGAAGTTGCTTTTAGTGATGG